CTGCAACATAGAGATTGCCAGCAAAAAGCTGAATATAATTACCTGCTAAAGCGGCATCCTTGATCACCAGAATATAATTTCCTGTAGCAATGTTACTTGACTGCAATGTCATCTCAATCGTGAAATCGCCTGTCAACTGCAACTCAGCAGCGTGCGCCATTGACAGCAAACTGGTGCTAGTACTTGCCGCCCATGTTGTTAATCCTGTCGGAGGCGTGGTGTTGCTGTAAGTCTCAGACGTAACAGTGACCGCATGAGCGTAGGTGGACTGGTCAACGAACGTGCTTGATCCATTAGCCGCGCTATCGTTAGCCAGTTGCAGCACTACTTGTGACCACAGAGATGCCCCAGCCGCCCTAGGCATCATAGCCATCATCTTAGCTGGCCTCATTATGCCTCCTGTGCCACTGCAATGAGTTGCCACTTAACCAGTGTGGTGTTGTAGATAAAGGCAAGGTGCATCCATTTACCCAGCACAGTGGTAGTCGGAAGTGCAACACCAGCAGGTACGAAGATCGCATTGAACGCCAGCGCACGAGCAGTAGTAACATCCTTGATGCGGTACATTAGCCCTTGCCCATTGAGTAGCGTACCCGTTGGAGCTGCAAAGGTGAGTGCTTGAGCCAGTGCTGTTATCTCATACAAGTCAGTGATGTCAGCATTAACTGGAGCAGTTCCGGTGTCTGTGATGGTGACTACGCGAGTCGTTACCAGTGTTGCTGTGGCTGCGTTACCTGTTGTACTTTGGTTCAGAGTTGGAAACGTACAGTTAGTCAGCGTACCTGATGCAGGTGTACCTAATGCGGGAGTGACTAATGTTGGTGATGCCAAGGGGGCAAGCGCATTTAATTGTGCTGCTGTTAAAACGTTACCATCTGTAAATGCCATGTTATGCTCCTAATGAAGATGTTCCGAGAATGAAGGTTGTGCCGAGGAGGTAAGTAGTCGGCGTGGTGATCTGTACCAGTTGGGTGGCGGTGAGTTGAGTAGTCCAGAGGCGGAGATTCTCCGCAGTGTTGTTAATCTGTCCAGTTGAAATTTGATTCATCATGAACTGCATATTCACGGGGAGAGATGCCAGCACGGTTGTTGATGCGTTATGCACCACCACACCATTAAGCGCAAGGCTTAAACCTGAAGGACCGTAGCTCAATGCCCACTTGACTTTCACTCCAACTGTGATTACGTTGAGTGCGCTTTGTATACTTACAGTTACCCCTGCTACATTTTTTCTCAGTATCAAGCCTTGAGGTGTAACATAGTTGTAGCTCAGGTCAATGTAATTATTTAGATCAATATATATCATAAATATCGAAGACTGCGCCGTGCTATTCGGTACAAACTCACCATATAATGTCCCTTGAGCAGCTACTAAATTTCCCGCTGTCGGGTAGGTATCTGTATCCGCATTCCGCGTAACCGCGACTGTTGTGGTTGGGATGTAGGAGGTTGCTGTTGCGCCGAGTTCTAGCTGGCCGCTTGTGCAACTTCCAGTTACTGTAGCAACACACGCGCCCGCCGTAGCAGTTACCGTCAGCGATACTCTATTTGCTGCGCCAGTTCCAACAAGTGTACCTGTAGCCACGCCGGATAATATAACAGTGCCAGTACCGTAAAAAGATAAGGTGTTGCTTCCTGCCGCAAGGGTTACTGTTTGAGTGACCAGCGTCGCAGAATTCAGGAACAAATTAGTCGCCGCCCCCTCGGCTAGATAACCTTTGAGTGTCGCTGCGGGGATTGCTGTACCATCACTTAATACCTCAGACCATACCCCTTGAGATACGCGCCGTGCACCTTCAAACCTAGCCTCGCCTGCTGCACAAGTAAGCAACACCTGTGCATCACCAGCAACGGCTGTTGGAGCATATCCCATCACAGTAGCAGTCGTTGCCCGCGTAAACGTAGCCACTCCCGTACCTTTGGATAAGCTCAGTGAGGATGTTAATGGGGCGAAGAAGGAGGCGGTGGCCAGTACAGACACAAAATTATTCGGATTTGAAAGCGCGTAATTAAGCGCCCCTGCTGCGGTGATGACCGTAGCATCAAGTGTTGTTACATAAGCAATCATTCTCTCGTTAAATTGACCTTGTGGAATATTTTGAATATCCAATAGCGCATGGATATCGCCGTTAAATGTCAGCGACGTTCCTGTTGATGATCGCACTGTTGTCTGAAGATCTTCGGTTAAACTTGGCATGTTATACTTTCACGCACTTTAGAACACGAACGCCAGCGGTTAAGTTTGCAGATCCGCCTGTTGATGATGTGGATAATCCCTCGTTTGATATTGTGGCGGAATTACCTGGAATGGCTTGGGCCAAATGTAATCCTGAAGGTGTTGTTGTGAAGAATTGCTGTACGTGCGTATGCGCCAGTATCGCTCCGGTTGTTGTTGTTCCAACAACTGAATTTCCTTGCACCGTTGCGTAGTCTGCTGGGAAGTACGGCATACCAAATGTCGTAACACCATCTCCAGAACCCCAAGTAGTTCCAATAGCTGCAAATAGTGCAGGATAAGCTGCGCGACTAATCGCAGTTGCCACTTGTGGGCAAGCCAAATATCCAGTTGGTGGAGTGTTAGATGCAAAATCAATAATCGTTCCAGGCGGGGTCTGCAAAGATGCTATTGCAGCTTGAATAAAAGCAGTCGTTGCAATCTGAGTTGTGTTAGTCCCGCCCGCTGGTGTAGGAGCAGCAGGAGTACCTGTAAATGTCGGGTTAGCTAATGGAGCAAGCAGAGCATCGGAAGCAATACGCGCATTAATTTCAACCAATAATTCATCGTATCGAGCCGCATCCCCTGCGAGTGTAGCCGCAGAAAGACCGGTGATCTTATTCCCACCCATTGGCAAATTGGCTGTTGCTGGGGATTGACCATCACGCGTCACGCAATTAGTCAACGCCGTTGCCACATCTGCGGTATAGGTGTTAAAAACTGTATCCGTTGCAATAGTTCCCGCAGCAACTGGCTGGCCTGCTGGTCTTGTGTATGTACCTGAACCGTTATATGGCAATTTGCGCTCCTTACTTACTTGATTGGCCGGTTATTCCAGCACGAATATATTTGTTTGTCGGATTTGCAACCATTCCACGACTGTCCGCCTTGCGCAATGCTTCTGCAACCAGCTTCGGATTTTGTAGCAACCTATTCAAAGCGTCTTCTGTTCCGCTAAAATGATTTATTACTTTTCCTGTTTTATCTGCCATGCCACCTAGCATACCTCCCAATGATTTTGCAAGATTGGTATATTGCTGCAACTGATTTGTTGTGCTGTTTGCACCTGTTCCAGCCTGATCTAGATATGACTGATAACCTATCAATTTCTCAACGTCTTGAATACGTTTTAAGTCTTTTGGCGTATCTGCAAAAAGCTGCTCAATTGTCTGGTTTTGCCCTGTTTCTTTCCTCACTAATTCGGCTGCATCTGACTTTGCGCGAGCAAATTGCGCGCCGGTAAGCTTTAAATCTTGCCCCGTTGCTTGACGTAATGGAGTAACCAGCTTGTCACGCAAAGCGCGAGCAACATCAATACGGTTTACGTCTGGAGATAGCTCACGAAATAGCCTATTAGCTTCAGCCGCAGCCGGAGAATTGGCCTCTTGAAATCCACGCACCTTGTCAAGCATAGCCGCGTAAGCAGTTGCGCTATCCGTGTCACTTGCACGAAAAGCCATATCTTTTGCAGATGATAATCGTTTGCGTAAAGCATCTACTAATCCGCCTGAATATGAATTGCCAGTTTCATCTGCTACTATATTTGCATCCCCGCGCATTCGTGCATTATCTGTGGCTTCTTTCACCATAGACTTAGGAGCTGCATCCATAATCGCGCTTATATCTTCGCCTTGATGCATCATTTGTGCATTTTCTGCATATAAAGGCTCAGTCATAGCCTTTCGATTAGCTACGATCTTATTGCGTAGCGCGTCAGTTCCAGCCATTGAATCCAAAGCTTCCGCCATAGCACCACGCTGGCTGCTGTATATGTCCTGAAAAGCTGCTGCATTGTTTCCTTTGGCTGCTCGCTCAAGTGCCGCGATACCTTCATTCCGAGAACCCTGCCCCATTGTCACTGATTGACCTAGTGGCATTGATTGATTAGCGTGTTCAGCATTGCGCAAAGCAAAAGCCAGCTTTTCTCGTCCACCCGCTGCCAATTCAAGATTGCGTATTGCGCTATCTGATGGTGTAAAAATAGGAGATACAGCCCGGCGACCAGCCCCAAGTAAAGCGCCACCACCAGGTAATGCCGCGCCGATTGCCGTGCTTGCTAGAGTTTCAGCAGGATTGATTACACCACCTGAAGCCGCGCCGGTAATCGCACCGCCAGCAACACGAGTTGCAGCATCCGTAATCTTACCGACTACCGTTGCCGCAGGAATGGCATTCTTCCCAAGTGAAAACCCGCCAGACTCAATAGCCGCAGCAAGTTTAGGCGCAGCTTGCGCAAGCATTGGAGCTTTCGCTAGAATTCCGCCTATTCCAGCCGTACCTGCAACTTGCGAGGCAATCTCGCCGCCCTTATATGCAATTGATTCTGGATCAGCGCCAATGTCACGACCTAGCTGATTCTGATTTAATGCGGCTTGATGCTGTGCGCCTAAATATGAATTGTCGATTCCTGCTTTCGTAGCAATCCAGTCAGGAACCGCAGACACTAGCTTTGCCGCCCCCGTTACACCACCAACTATCGCATTTGCTGCATCATGATTAATTGTGCCTAACCATGATGATCGGCTTTCCTGCTTCGGTGCAGATTGTGGAGCACTAAAATGCGCTGCCATCATTTCATGCGCCTGTTCTGGCGTAGTCCCGTCAGGCACTTCAAACCGCGCTATCTTTCCGTCAGGCAGTTGGAATCGTGCGATAGGCATTATTCAAATCCTAAGAATTTAGCGCCGCTAGCAGGCTTAATCTGTCCAGTAGACACAGTCCCACCTTGCCCACTGATCGGGTTATTGCCTAATTGGAGTGCATTACGCGCTCTTTCCGCTCCGCGCATCACAATCGCTTTATTAACTGATGGATTGTTTTTTATGTTCGGTAACTGCACGCCGTATTGAGCCTGTTCGTTATCAGACAGAGCGCCTTCGCCAGGGATGCGGAATATTTTTCGATACTCTGCTGACATTGATTCGCGAATATTGTTAAAGTTATCCGCGTTGTCTTTGTCTGTTGCGCCAGCGAGAACACCTTTTATACCCATGAATCCACCTGACTGTACTTTATCAATCAGCCCTTTGTGTGTGTCGTCACCAAGCAATTCTTTAGCCAACGAGTCGAAGTTCTGCACAGCGGCTATTTTCCCAGCCGGTTGCGTGGATCGGCCTTGTGGAAATTGCGCGTTCGGAGGCTGAACCCATGTATCAGAACCTGAATCGTATTTCCATTGATCTGACTTGTCAGGCTGGGCAGGCTTGTTAGCCTGTGCAAATGATGCCAGTGATTGACGCAAAGCCGCATCCCTGCGAGATTCGCGCTCCGATTGTGCAATCATATCTGCGTCATGCTGGCGTTTCGCTTCAATTTGCTGTGTAGTTGTTTCACGTTTAAGATCAGCGGCACTCTGCGCTGCATCCCGCTTGTCTACCGAGTTCTGACGATTAACGCCCAACAACTGCACGAGCTGCGCAGTCCGGTCATTAGGCGCATTCATCGCGTATTTAAGATAGTCCTCAATATTAGGCTGGGTGGTCTTTTCAGGCTGCGCGGAGATTTGCTGTGTACCTGTCTGCACAGGCAATGTCTGTTGTGATTGGGTTCGCAAAGCGTCTGCAATCACGTTTGGCTGCATCGCGTCTGCATTTGCTTGTGTTGGTGACAGGTTAGGCTGTGCGCCTTGTGTAAGCGCATTGGCAAGACGACTTGCGCTATCTTCAAACACTGGAGCAGTGCGTGCATCCACCGCAGGCGTAACGGTAGCCGATGGCATCCCTGCTATATATGCTTGCTCTTTTTGAGCTTGTCCTGCTTGCAGGTCTTTAATCTTCTGGTCTGCCTCTTCCATACCTTTCTTGCCGCTATACGTCTGCAATAGCGTTGCAAGATGTTGAGTGATTGAAGGCGCAACGTACCATCCAGATACCATCTGACCATCTGGAGTCTTTGCAGATTCTCGCAGTTTTTGAGCCAGCGCCTTTTGTTGCTGTGCGCCTAGTATCTCTTGTTCGTAGGTTGATTGCTGTGACATATCACGCACCTATCTTAGAGTAATCAACAGCCATAAATCCGTCATCCGTATGCACAATTGCGTCAGGGAACAGAGATTGAACCTCATCAGCCATAAAGCCGAACCGAACTCCACCGCCATATTTATCAGCGTCTTTATAAAAGAAACTGTAAACCGGAAGACCGAACGACTCCCCGACTTTTACGATATTTGTTTTTAACCTCCTATCGCACATCAAGGCCGCAGAGCCTAGACCGAATAATCCGCTCGTCATGGAGTTCGCGCTAGATTGCTGAGAGTTGTATAACCCTTGATTATACTGCCCTGTCGCAGTCGTAGCGCCGAGTAAATCAGGTCCAGCTACGCCCTGCTGCTGTGCAGGGTTTACATAATTCTGCCCGCTAACCTGAGAGCCAGTGCGCAGAGCGTTGATTGTATTGAGTGGCTGATTGAGAATTGCTGTCTGATTTGCAATACCTTGATTGCGAGCCTGCATATCTGTTTGGATGCCTTGCAATGCCGCTTGATTCTGCTGGTCATTCTGCTGCTGGCCTTGTTGCGTTTTGGCATTCTGCCATGCCTCAGAGCCTTGCTGAATACCTTGGTTGGCAAGCTGCGTATCGAGTGCCTTTGTTTGGATTGCTTGCTGTGGTGCAAGCCGCGCCATCATTGCATCTTGCGTAGTTGTGCCTGCATTTTGCGGCATCGCTGCGAGTTGTGTTTGATCTATAGTCGGATTAGATAGCGCAGAAGCTGCGCCATTTAAGCCAGATTGCGCGATATTCCCATACTGCTGAGAAAGCGAACCTTGTATATTTTGCAGTGCTTGCTGAGCAGGTGATAGAGTTTGAGTAGCTGTCCACTGGCTGTTTGCATTCGCTGGGTCTGCTTGAGTGTAAGTTAGCGACCCATTCGGCCCAACTTGATTGACGCGATTAGCCGCTGTGGTTGCTTGCGCTGCGGCTAAATTACCGGCTGCTGTGGCATTTGCTGCGCCGGTGTAGTCTGGAGCTGGTGGAGGTGACGACTTGGAACCCATTTTAAACCTTTCAACTGTTCTGCTTCTCAGCATGATTGTTGCTCAAGTGGGTCGCCACCTTGACGACTTTATACCACAACTTTATTATTTATTCAATATCCTACACTGTTCTTTTGTCATAGTCAGAATATGCAAGTCGCCATCTGGTGCAGCATCCTTGATAATACCCTCTTCGATGTACCCGAAATGCTTGTCAAGACGCAATGCCTTCGTGTTTGCGCTTGATACCAGCCCTATCAGCTTTTTAACTTTCAGTTGGCAGAACACATACTCAAAGCAGAATTTCATCCACTTTTTATCCATCCGGTTGTCATCAACTGCTAAATGCCCGCGAATTGATGCGCCGTTGTAATCTTCAAACCCTGCAACCGAAGTAATAACCCCGTTCTTCTCCAGTCCTATATAACGACCCGAACCCGTAATATATATACCACCAGTGCGACTAGCCAGCCATTCGCCCAATTCATCTTGTCGGTCTAATACGATCATAGCCCGTTCCCTACCTCGAATATATGCGTTGTTGATTGCCATGATACAGACGCGGAATTTGATGCTGTGGATATGTGCATTCCTGCACAGTATCCGATTCCTCCTGAGGTCTGCCAGTTTTGATATACTGCATCAGATGCTCCCCATGCTCCCACATTCCATTTTGATGTACCCCAGATCATTGCTATAGATGCAGAACCTACTGTTGGGCTGGATAGTGGCTCATTGAAATTAAAATCAAAATTCAACCCGATTGTTAATCCTACATTTGACGTATTTGCGTTGAATATAGGGCGCGACAGTTTGAAATGTTTGAGATTCTGCGAACCAAAATAATGAAAGGCTTGCACTACTTCGCTATTGATATTCGCGCCGTTATCGCTTGTGCCGTACCACGCAAGGCATACATTCCCTGCTCCATCACCATAGTATATTTGATCCTTGTACAACTCCCAAGATTGTGCATTCCATCCGGTGAATTTGCACCACGACCCGGTTATGGTATTCATTGCATATTGATAATTAGCATTATTACCAGCGGGTACATTGAGAATCAGCATGTTGGTCTGAGGGTACAATCTGCACTGCCATCCGAAGTTTGCTCCGAAATCCGTAATATCCTGGCTGGTTAAGTGCTGTATTTTATCCGACAGAGAAACCTTGTTGCTAACGCGGCTAGACATTAACGCCTTAGACATCGGCATTAAACCATCCTGACAGATAATCAGCAGGTCTGAAGCGTACTGAGACAGGCATCTACGACCAATTGGCGCACCGATATAGTAAACGCCAACGAGCGCCCATGTGGTCGAGCTTGCCGGGTCAGTGCCGCGATAAACAGCAACCTCCCCCTCGCTAGAGATGAATACAGCATGGTCATCCATTCCAGAACCCGCATCCATCGTCCAGCTACCCATAGACATGAGATACCCTCCACGCTTGAATAGCCCTGAAAAGTCAATTGATGCAGCAGCACCTGCGATGGAATTAACAGGCAGATACCACACTTTCATTGTGTTTTTTTGCACAAACCATTGACGATTCATGTGTACCGTGACCGTTATTAGATCGGTTACGGTCACGCCTGTAATCGCTGGATTGCTCCATGTTGTTCCGTCAAACAACTTTGGCGCATCCACGCCATTCACACATGATAAAAAGTATCCGCCAGCCGTTGCCATGTTGACATGCTGCCAACGTGAATTGGTGCAGGTCGTTACCGCAGCACCAACCGCCCCAGCAGCCGTGCAGTCATAAAAGTTCGTCCCCGCCACTGCAATGAGTTTCTGAGTGCTTCCTGCGTTATATGCCATTACGGTATCTACAGAAGCACCCAACCCACTGGCATGAACCGTACATCCAGCCCGTAGCTGTACGCTCATTGGGATAGGAAACCAATTCTCCATCTTCACCGCGTCCGTGGCTTTCATATCAGCGTAAGAATCACGCGCATTGAGTCCACCAACTGGAGCTGGTAGCGAGATTGTGCGAGAGGTGCGGCGGGTGTTTGTTGGGATTTTCATTTGCGCATATCCTTTTCTATCATGGTATAATTCACCCATCTAATATAGGAGTTGATATTATGAGCAAAGAATGGCGCGATGTATTCAACTACGAAGGGATTTATTTTGTGTCTAATTATGGAGATATAAAAAACAGATACGGAAAAATTCTTTCTTTTGATAGAAGAAGTGATATGTATTGCAGAATATGCCTGTGCAAGAATAATATTAAAAAAAATCATTACGTTCATAGGCTTGTACTGGCTGCGTTTATCGGTGATCGTGCGGATATGCAATGCAACCATAAAGACGGCAATCGGTCTAATAACAGGATTGAAAATCTTGAATGGATGACATCCAAGGAAAATGTTAATTATTCGTTTGATGTTCTTGGTAAGAAAATGCCGAGAGGCCAACAAAACCCCGTCAGCATTTTTCAAGACAAAGATATTTACTACATAAGAGGATCGTATGATGGCACGCGCGGTAGTATTTCCAAAATAGCCAAGGAAATGAATGCAAACCCTCAAACAATCGCCAATATTATTCAACGCAAGAGTTGGACTCATATTTAAACAGCCCACGAGCCAGATGCAACCATTATTACAGGCATGATATCGTATCTGGCTTCACCGCAATTCAAAACAGGCTTTGCAGCATCGCGCCCCATCGCATTGATTACGCGGTTTTCATACTTCTGATAGTCCGTGCCAAAATCAAGCCCTTTATTAGCCTTCCAACGCCATATCAGACCGAGTGTCATAATGTCTTCGCTGTGCAGGCTTAAATCTGAATCTGCTGTAAATGCAGTTTTAGGCGTTGCGCCAGTGCTATCTGTTGCGAATGCCTTGGATGAATACTCAAAATAGCAATCTTGACCAGCAGCCGGGGCAGGGAAGAATTTAAGCTGATCGCCTACAATCCGATATTGATTCCACGGGCCAGCCGTGAACATGGCTTTTTGTTGTTGCCAATACTGCGCACCCAATGGCCCGAATACTGGCCTGCGGATGGTGCGATTCCAGATCGTGTCGTTTACAACGTAATCAAGACCAGGGCAAATAGTGGCGATTGCTCCTTGAATCTCAGCAGCAACCGTTACAAATGAAGCCTCTTTCTGTAGAGCTTGCCACTGTGTGCGATTAGATAACTCTGCGCCTTCCTCATTGAGTAGCGCGAGCAATTGAAGATACTGGTTGTCTGTTGATGTTGCAACTGCATTGGGTGAGGGTAGCCCCAGCCGTACACATACCGATTGAACCATTGTAAGCATACTCATGTTACTACCCTTTCATATTTACTCTTCGTCTGCGTCTGCCCTAGGCCGCCCGCGCTTCTTTGGCTCGCTTGCTGCCAGCGTCAGCAGTTGCTCAACCTTTGCCGTCAATTCATCAACCTTGATTCTGAGTGCCGCATTTTCTTCAGCAACCTTTGAGCCTTCAGAGTTTAGCAGAATCTTTTCGGCCTTCTGTTTCAAAGCTCTTCCACCCATACCCATGCGACTGATGCTTTCCTCGTTGCATACGCTCAACGATTCCAGCGTGAAGATTTTAACCGCTTCGCACTGCGCAATCTCTGCCGGAGAGAATGCGAGACTTGCGCGTAATGGTGTGCCATCGTGATCCATTCCGTTACCGTCTTTGTAGCTTTGCAGCATCTTGCTGAATCGGTCATACCATGCGTCATATTCATTAGCCGCTGAATCAAACGGGCCGCGAGTCATTGACTTTTCACGCAGTCCATTTACCCACTCATCAGCATCTTTCACTAGCTCATCTTTTGAGCCTGCCGATGTGATATACGCCATTATCTTATTTGCGTAAACCGTATGGCCTTCTGCATCTTTAGACGTGATAACTTCGGTATCAAAGCGAACATACGGCATTCTTGCTGATTGAATCATTTTAACTACTCCTATGGGTTGCCATAAATGGATTTTATTATGCCATTGTAGCATAAGAAAACCCCCTCCGAAGAGGGGGAGAATGATTAGGTCACGTTACCCTGGTTGAAGGGGAAGTTGAACTGGCATATCGGGAAGAAGTTGGTAGCATCGTTGTTGGTTGCGACCAAAGACACGACGCCCGTTGCGTTTGCGTTCGCAGCCAGTGTTACGCTGCGACCATCTGCCGAGATTGCAGTAATCAACGAAGCTGCCGCCGTTGCGCCGGTTGTGCTTTGTCCGACAAACAATCCGTCAGAGCTAGCCACCTGAACAATAGGGTTGCCAGAAACAATTGTGGCAGTCTTGGTGACAGTACCCGTAGCAGCAACCACCGGATTAACGCCAACCAACTGACGGCCTGCTGTCAATGTTACAAAAGCAGCACCAGCAGTTGCGGAGATATACACCGGCGTATTGATTGCCGTAGCAGCCAAAGCCCAAACAGGCAACGTACCAGCCAATGCAAACCATGCGTATTGAGCAAAGGATGCATTCAAAGGCACAGCATTGATTGAGATAGCCAGCGGACGGCACTGGTTAGCTGTTACAGGGTTGATTACGTAGCTGTAGTTGCTGGTGATGCCAGCATTTGCAGCAGCACTGTAAACAGCCTGAGTACCAACTTTAATTGCGGTTGTGTTCTTCGGTACGCAAAGGCGAATAGCCTTGATTGCTCCGTAGTACGGGTCATTAAAATCAACGATAGTGCCGACAGGAATCGAAGGCGTGTAAAGTGTATCGTTGTCGGCAACTTCGATGAACGAAGATGAGTTTCCACAAGTGGCAGAGCCAACGAGTGGATATTGCGATGAGGCTACAGTCATTTTAATGCTCCTTAATTATTTTAAAATTCGTTGTCTGTTTAATATGTATCGGGACACTTGCGTTTGCCCGATACCGTATTTTGCAGCTAATTCATTTTGCGTAAAATTACCTGTTGCATATAAGCGCCTAATTTCAGTTATTGTTTCAAATGGTATTTTCATTCTCCCATAAAATTGGCATCTGGCTATCTTGTCAGCGGTGTTCTGCTTTGCATCGCCAGCATACAAATGATTTGGATTAACGCATTTTCTATTATCGCAAGTGTGCAGCACCATCATTCCTGCCGGTATGTCGCCTTTATATAACTGATAGGAAGCACGATGCGCCGGAACCTGCCTATCAATTACCCAAACTTTTCCATACCCGTCTCGGTGAAGAGTTGACTGCCACTCATGACAACCAGAATCAACTTTTAATACCTTTTGCTCAAACCTTACTTTTAAGCTGGCTCTTTCGTACACGCCTTTTGCCATAAATCCTCCTTTTAAAGAGTCTTATTGTAGCATGTATGAAAGGCTTACGCTATATATACAATCAGGACTTGCAAACTCCTTGCAGGAATCGTGCGCTTACTAAAAGATTTCCCTGGGTGAGAACCGGGATAACGACTGCGTCCTGATTAACGGAGCGCAGTTCATCCATCATGGTCATGTTTGCGTCACGATGTACGCACCACTCCAGATAGTCAGTGTTCAGGAAGTAAGCATGAGCGCCTGGGATACCGCCTGATGTATCAAAGAACACGTCAGCATTCTTGTACTTCATCGAGATCATACCGCCTGCGCCATCTTCCTTGCTTGTGTAACGCTTCATGCTGGTCTGTGACTGTTCGTACATGGTGAAGTAGTCGTCAGACATAACGATCATGTCAGGCATGTCCACACCACGTGTCAGCTTCAACCACAAAGGCAACATCAGTGATTCGATGGTGCTTGCGCTTGGAGTGATGGCCGCACCGCCCTGCAAAGGAGCAGCAGCAGATTGCACAATGTTCTTCCAGAAAGGCCAGTTCGCAGCGTTGATTCCGCCGATAGTACCAGTACCAGCGTCTGAAATCAGAGCTTGCAAGCCGCCGATTTGATTTGCTGCTGTACCGTCAGAGTACATATCAACAGACAGGCCGTTAGCCATCGAGCGCATAGCATTTTTCACTTTGGACTTCGTGAAGTTGATGATGCGATTTTCTCCGGAGTTGGTACGCAGTTCCAGGCCAGACGCAGCTACGTTAACGGCAACTTGACGCCATGGAAACTCAGCACTGGTCAGAACGTCAACAGCATTGATATTCAGCGTGTCGTAGCCTGAATAACGCTGGTATGTGCTGTTCGCTTGGTAATCGAGCGGCTGAACGATGGTAAGACCGCCATCTTCAATACGGGTACGGCCTTTTTCAGTCAAACGACGGAAAAGTGCGTTATGTTTAGTTACTTGGTCAGCAACCTCTTTCGAGTGTGCACGGTACGTGGTAGAAGCAAGCTCCGACCACGCTGGTATGATACTAGTTGCTGGTGATGCCATGATTTATTCTCCTTAATACATGCCGAGTTCTTTAGCTCTGGCACGAATGGTATCTTCAATTGTGCCAACTGCCGCTTGTGCTGGGATAGTCCCTCTTGCCCGAACATTAGTTGACGCTAGTTTTTTCGCTTCTGAGGCTTTTTGTGCAGCCTTTGCGCGTTCTTCAGATTGCTGTTTAGCAATAATAGACGCACGGACGGACGGGTCAGCCCATATAGCAGTTTCGTAAGCCTCTTGGAGTGTCTTGGCCGCTCCGCCTTGTAAAAGGTCAGCCATACGGTCACGGACTGCTTCAAAATGCTCGTTGTTCTTCGCAAAAGACGCAATATCGTTGTTAAGCGATACCGTTTCGCGTGTTTGTGATTCTTGCTGCAATCGCGCCTGTTGAGCCTTGATTGCTTGCAATTCGTTTTGCAGATAGTCCACTTGAGGATTAGCCTGCGGGATATTGGCAGAATCAAACCATGCCGGGTCAATTCCATAATCTTTGATGATCTTCGTAACCATCGCCACCTTATCAGCCGGTGAGCCATAGCGCAAAGAGTGATCTACCTTCATAAGCTCAGACGCTGCCACTTCGGGCGCTATGCCTAGCTTGTTGATGGTATCCATATAAGGAGTGAATGCACGCTCATAGGCTTGGGCGCGTTCTGCGTGTTGCTTGTACGATTCCAAGCCACGGTGCATGTCACCTTCGCGGCGCATCACTTCGGCTTGAATATCAGGCGGGAGTGTGGCGAATTTTGCTTGCGCCTCTTTCTTCCAGCTTGATGGGGCCTTGATTGCCGGGGCGGTTTCTTCCGCTGGCGTTTCTTCCGCTGGTAATTCTGTTTGTTCTTCGGTAGTTTCTACTGGCTCGGATTCTTTAGCAGCAAACTTGCCGCCTTCGTCACGATCTTGATTGCCGCGAGATTGAATCTCACGCCATGCGTCGCCGATAGTGTCATCCATCGAAACGACTTTTTCTTCTTCGGGTGCGGTCAGGGTTGCCTGATCTAATTCCATTTTGAAATCTCCAGTTAGAGGATTATTTCGCTTATCAGCGATAAAAGAACACTACTACACTTCAATAAATAAATCAACCCCCAGATTCTAACACCTTGCGAGTCTCTGACGGCAAAGCATGCCATGATTCCACCGCTGCGACTTCAGCCGACTTGTCCAACATCTTGTCAAAGTCCTTTTCACGCTGCTGGGCGTATTTCGTTTCCTGCTCTCGCCCTTCCCATTCCCTTGAGCCTGAGTTAGCCAGATCAATCCTGCGCTGCCGTGGCGTATCAATCCACCGACCGTCAACCGGAGACTGGTACGACTGCATAACGAACACTGACGCGGTGCGGCCTTCGATGTGCGTTGTACCTTTTTCTACTCCGCAGCATATTGGAGTGGCGAATGGCGTATCTTCATCGCCGCCAATACTGCCACAAGTTTTGCACTTGTAAACCAGCATAGTTACAGCGCCATTGCCGTTAGGATTGCTGCGCCCTGAACTGCCGCTGTATCGGATGCGGTAGTGCGTACCCAACGTGACTTACCGGAATAAGGAGGAGTTCCGCCTACAATGTAATGCTCGTCGTAGGTTGCGTCAACGTGAAGCGTCCGAACAAGATTACACTCTAAGTCGCTACCGTCTGGGTCAATTACCGCTTGAATCTGATCTGGAGTTGCCATTATTCTTTCCCTTCTGCTTCGTTAAATGATTCGGAAACCTCTTTATTGGCTGCTTGCTCTGCTGCGTACATTGTACTATCCATCGTGGTCTTTGCGCTAATCTGCGCAATCATAATGCGGGTAGACGCATCGAGTTCAGCTTTCCATCTATCAAACTCTTGCGTGCGCTCTAACCGCATCGCTTCCAGTTGCAGTTCATGCTGCATTTTATCTGCTTCTATCTGTGCTGATAATTGCGCTTTAAACTGCTCTACCTGCATAGTAGCTTGTGCTTGTGCTTCGCTGGCTTGTGCATCTGCCTGGGCGCGTAACTGCTCAGTCTGTGCTGCATTCTGTGCGCGGAATTGCTCTAGCTGCATTTCCTGCTGGAGTTTAGCTTGTTCAAGTTGCTGGCTGGCCTGTGAATCTTGCTGCTTGGCTTGCATCTCCGCCTGATGCTTCTGCATATCAGCTTGTTGCTTGGCCTGCTCTGCCGCGTGTGGATCGGGTGGAGCTTGTGGCTTTTCCATTTTGTCCAGCGCATCTTCCACGGCATTACCCATCTTAGAACGTCGCACGATGGTTAACATGATTTCCTTCGCGGCTTCCATTGGAAGTGCACCCATCTGGATTGCAGGGCCTACGCCAGCCATAAACTGAGTGATTCCAGTGAGCAGTTGCGTCAGACCTTGCATGTCCTCCTGGATGGTTGATCCGATAGTGCTATCAGTCTCAACGTCAATCTTGTAGGTGCGCTGGCAATCATCTTTCATTACCTCTTGGATTGATTCCCATGTGAAAGGCGGTTTTTGTGGCTGTTGTGGTGCAGGTGGTACTTGCTGGCCTTGTGCCTGCATCATCTGCGCTTGCTGCTGGTACTGCATCATCTGCATCTGGAACTGTTGCTCTTGCTGTTGAACCTGCGCCTCAGTAGGATAGTTCAAACCGGTCATTTTTTGCAGAGTTTCAAGCTGGAATTTCTCGCTGATTAACTCTGCCATAATCCTCATCACATCGCGGATATAACGCTGCAATTCGCGCTGCAGTGTGGATATGCGCATCGTTCCCCATTGCTGTTTGATTTGCTGTGCCCCAAGTGTTTCATTGGCATTTGACGCGCCGCGCAGAATGTCACCTAGACCGTTTATCTCATAGATTACGTTCTTGCACGCTTCGCGCTGCTGAGTCAGGATAGTAATTACCTGCGCGGCCTTGTCGATAGGCATCATCCAGATAGCCTTCTCAATCCCGCCACGCTCAAGCCATGCTGCCGCATTCTGCGCTGGTATCAGGTCATTGTCGTTACCCTTGAGCAGTTCCGATACTTCGCTCATGGTTGAATCATAGATACCGCGCACTTTAAGCGCATCGATCAGCTTATTGATACGGGTAGAGATGCGGTCGAGTTCGTCCGCCTGCTCCATGTACTGGCTGTATAGCGCCAGTGGAATCATGGTTGATGTGTCGTTGATTGCGTACAGTGGCCGAGGGATAGGGTAGAAGTTGGTAAGCTGTAACGGGTCATCAACCATCTTGAGCGGCTTGGCTGCGTTGGGCGAGATAAAAATTACCTGCTTTTCTTCCTTATCCCATATCTCCCACACGGTAGCTGTCTTAAACGCTTCTGCCGTGTCGTCATCTTCTTTGTTCACGTCCTCATCATTTGTATCGTCCAGCTTCATTACCTCGCCAGCCTTGCCAAACTTTTCGATCAAATCCTCACGGCTCATGCGGTGATGGAATGCAATCCAGCTTACTTCCTCCCATGTCTTACCTGCTGACATACGGAAATCGTCCCATTGAACGTGCTCAATAACAACCTGCTCCCAGCACAGTTCTTCTGAGTTTTCGGACTCCATTAGCTCATCAGATTCGGATTCTTTCTCCTCTTCATCAGTTGAGCCAACCTGAGTAAATGAAGGGACGTACCGAATGCGCGAAACGCCACGACCAGGCAACAGCATGTCGAGCAAGTCTTGTTTGATTGCGGTATCAAACTGTTCAATGTCGATTGAGAACTCAAGGCAACGTGAGATTACTTCAGATACAGCTTTGCCGATTGGGTCAGCGTCTTTGAACCTGCGGCGAACGTCGGGTTTTGGGAGTGCGTTATAGACAGCAGGAGCTAAAGTCTCCGTGTTTGACCAGAGAATATTAAAGCTGTTTTTCTTGCGATTCGTGCCGCGATACTTTTCGAGGATTGTCTTAGAAGTCTTGCGCCAGTTAGATTCCCGCTTATCAGCCAGCTTTAATTCAAGCAGCCACTTACGCTGAATGCCCTTGTCGTCCGTGCCTAAGTCATCCTTGCTCTCGTACTCTGCTTTCATCGCTTATCCTTGCCATCGTTCGACGGGGTTATTCTTCGCTTAATCTTTTTGCTCGTTGAGCCTTAACCATTTCGGCAAAGGTGCGCTCCAGTGGAAACTTTGCCTCAGGTTTAGGAAGCGGCTTGTAATCTTCCTGCCATGCTACTGCCAACATTCTAAACGAGTCTGCAGCATGAGAAGTCCAGTCATGCAATGGCTTATCTCTGAATACTTTTCTATCTTCGTCAAACTCTCTGCGATACAGCGATAATGCGTTAATGCCGTCTGCGCAGTTATCACGGTCAAACCAGCACTTGGGCAACGTCTTACGAACCGCCTGTATTCCATCTTGCAAACTCAAGCTAGGCACGATTCTAGATGCAAAGCCGCCCTCTAAAAACTGCTGCTGTACTGATTTTCCTGCTGCTGCCAACGTCTGTGCTCTAGCATCATGCGGCAACCAGATAAAAGGCTTGTTTCCAAATTGTGCATATTTATACCCGAATTCTAGCAGCTTTTCCACATAAAACTGCACATTTTCGCCATTTGATGAAAAATGATTGATTATGTGAATCTCGCCACCGACCATTTGCCACCACCAGATAGACGTGTCGTCGCTCCATCCAATATCGAATGATGCGTAGACTTTCAGTTCCTGATCGTATGCAACCGAAGTTATACGCCCTTCAATCTCACAAGCGTTAATCTCTTTTCCGTAATACGCGCCTTGGATAGCGGCTTGGAATGAGCATTCATATTCCTGGTCGTACTGGTCATCCGTCATTTCGCACTTTGCAGCAGCTAGTTCTGCACGGTCAATCAGTTCTGATGTGCTGGCCTTCAGCATAAGCCTATACCACTCAGGCACATCAACAGTTCTCTGCCACAGGTCATAGAATGAGTTATGTCCTTTCGGTGTGCCAATAAACACAGCCCAGCCTTTGCGGTCAGATAGCGCAGGGCGCACAACTTCCCCCCACATGCGCGGCGTCATGTCCGCATATTCATCAAGCACGATACCATCGAGATACAATCCGCGCAGACGGTCAGGATTGTCAGCCCCGTATAGGCGAATGCGCGCACCGTTTTTGAAGTCTGCGCGTAGCTCTGATTCATTGTATTCGATACCTGGAATGTCAGACGTGAGCATCTTGATATACAACCACGCTACGTCCTTCGCTTGGTTGTATAGCGGTGCGATGTACGCGAATCGCGCATCTTTCTTTTGTGTGAATAGAGCTGAGAAAACGAGATCAGCAACACAGGCAACAGTCTTTCCTGCTCTTCGATGGCAAACAAGAACCGCCCATCGGTTAGGGCGATTGTGGAATGACTTAAAAGCCCCGCGAGGCTCGTAAGAGTTTATCCCTGATTGCGGTCTTGTATATTTGACTTGAGCCAAGGGGCAATAACCTCAAATGAACCAGCTATCTCAGATTTAGTAGGGGCCTCAAGCCCTAACAGTTTAGCCTTTGCAACCGTTGCAGCAACCATTGCAGACGCTTGTGGCTTTTCTCCTGCCATAGCTATCACTCGTGCCTCTTCAAGCTCTCTAATCAAGTCCTGAACGGTTATAGCGATAGCTGCAATGGCTGGCTTGCGTAGCTCATCAACCCTAGCCCGCACCTCGCCCCGCCTCATCATTGCGCTGGCTTTATTTTGTATCGTCGCAGGCAACGAATTTGCACAACTGAAAGCAGCCCGATAAGCATCCGCCTGACTCATACCAGACGCTACGCCTTGCGCGAATTTCTCCTGCTTTGGAGTTAGTGGTTTAGCTTCCATTTCGTGTACGCGCCATTGCTCTGACCTCCCAGTCATTTCCACATTCAGCGGAGCAGAAGCATCCGTGACATTCATCGCCGCAGTTATAGCACGCTCCTACCGACCTCAGATGAGGTTGTCTAACGCTTAGAGCTGATTTTAACATCAAATCTTCAGCGGATTGTGAATCATCGCAACAGTCGCTCATTTCGCCACCTCCTTGCATTTAACGCACGCCCACTTCCCGCCGAAATAAGCGCCGCCAGCTATCAGTGAACTGTGATTGCCGTACCAGCACCGGCGACGTGTTGCATCAGGCATTCCAAGTGTGTCGCGCATAGCCTGGTCGTGCATACGGCCTAGCAGGTTGCCTATGCCGCGATGGGGGGATGTGATGGGGCCGGTCATGCTGCTATTCCTTTGCACAATTGATAAACTGCTCCCGCTGCCATTGCAGGAACCCATCCATTGCCAGTGGCTTTGAGTCCGTCCATCCCTCTGGCCACATCATCAGAATCTCTTGGCATCGCGGCGTAGTCATCCGCTGGTAGAGCCGCATCAATTGCTCTTGCAGATTGCCGTCTGCGTGATTTTTTCGTATCAATGCAAGCGGGTTTCGGAATGTCCATGCTTTCCAAGATTGCGCTGTCGGTGTAAGCAAGTAGGAAAATCCGCGCTCGATGGTGTGCCGCTCCAATGGTCGAAGCTCGAAACACTCCCCACCGGACATCAAACCCCATTCCGGCCAAGTCTCTAAGGACAACTCCAAGTCCTCGAACAGTGAGCATTGGGCTGTTTTCCACAACAACGAGTCGTGGCTTAACTTCGCAAATGACTCGTTTTTGTTCGCTCCACAATCCTGATCTAGCGCCGTCAAGACCTTCGCCTTTTCCGCATTGACTAATGTCCTGGCATGGGAATCCGCCGGTGATAACATCAACGTGTCCGCGCCATGGCTTACCGTCGAATGTCCTGATATCATCCCAGATAGGGAATTGCTCGATAACTCTGTCTCTCTGGCGGTCGAGCATGATTCCTCTTGCTCCGGAATCAATTTCAACAGCGCAGACGGTGCGCCATCCAAGCAATCCTGCGGCCAACACGCTACCTCCCCCCCCTGCAAAAAGTGCCAGCTCATTCACGCCGCCCTCCTACAATACTCACCACCCGATTCAATCCGGCGTATCTGCTCGTTGTACCGGGCGATTTCAATTTTAATCCGCTGGGATGATTGATCGTCTTTTCCAATCCAGAAAAAACCAGGAACAACCTCAGTTTTTTTCAATTCAGTTATGCGCCGATCTCGCAGGGTTTTAAGCTGTTGTAATACGCTCATTTTTCAATCCCACATAATTTATAAATTGCGCGCTTTGCCGCCCCCGCTCCGCTTCCAGATGTTCCTTTTGATTCTTGCATTGCCGCCGCCGTGTCCAATATCCTACGCGGCGTGATCTTTTTGGTTTTTGCCATTTTCAAAACATCATTAATTTTTCCAGATTTAGCTATCTCATACATCCCGCGAATAACTACACCAGTCCATGCGCATTCATCGTCAATCCATAGCGACTGAATCGCATCCATCGCCAGAATCAATGATGGATAATCCTGCTTTGCATAAGTGCGAATTGCACCGATCGCTCCAGTTTTATGCGCATGAGTGCTGCCTGTTGAAATTTGCAGACCGTACTTATCCAACACGTTTTTTGCACGGCATGCAATTTCATCATTGAACATCACCCCTGCCCGCTGCCGATCACGAACCATCAATCGCTTACTCCCCTCCTGAATGGCGTTAAACCACTCCGCTTCCTGCGCTTGAGAACCTGATACGATCACAGCCGGAACGTACGTCATACCAATTGAAATACAAGCATGAACCGTGTGATTGCCGTCATAGTTAAACAAGTCACCATTGGCACGCTCGGACAGTGATACAGCCTTTGCAGCTCCTTCCTTGAAGTTCTTGGCAATACGCGAAACGCGATTAAGATCAAGCGGACGCTGGTATGCCGGATCAAACTTGATTCGCGTTACATCAACCATTTCAATTCTCATTTTGCTATCTCCTTCAAAGATTTAGATATGAGTATTTCAACCGTTTTGCTGATAGCACACTCTCCGGACTGGTATTTGTAGATCATCCCGAATGTCACGCCTAGCTTTTTTCCAGCCTCGTAAACATCCCACCCGAGTTTATCACGCGCTTCCTTAAATTCTTCTTTTGTCATGTGCACCTCACCGTTGATTATGTGATTATTGTAGCATGTATATATAATTATAATACGTTTTTTCTCGTTCTGTAGGTGCAAATATCACGCGCAGTTGATATTCCGCAGTTAAACATTTTAGCCAGTGTTTCGTATCCGATAACATACGCAAGATGTTTTTTGCGCATGGCTCGGACTTGATCGTTTAGTTTTTTAAACTTCTATTACAAATCAAGCAATCGCATAACTTCGCGCTTCAAAGGGCGATTAGGGCACGATGTTACGATACCAACAATACGTTCCATTTCTGCCAAGTTTTCGGCGTTAACTGCGGCGTCGTACATTGCGACAAGTTCACTTGCTATTTTTGTAGTCTTGGCATCCATCTTGTTCCCCTTTTGTTTGTTTTGCTTCGATGTGTTAATTATATAGTAACTATATTAAATGTCAACTATATTTACTATAAATATTACAAGGGGTATACAAATTTGCAAGTAAATTGATTAAATTCATATACCCCCGCCTTAAACTATTGTTTTATAAAGCTTTTTTGCCATTCGGGGGTAATGGGGTGATAGGGGGTGCGTGTTTTGCTATGTGCCTATAGGAAGGTATATATATGTATTACTACACTATACCTTCCCCTATATATATTTAAAACTCAATTCTCTATACCCCCTATTACCCCATCCCCTGCAAGCCCCGCCGTTATTGGCTTGTAGCGGGGGTATATTAAAAGGGTATATGGTCTTCGGGGTAATCAAACCTATTACCCCCATGGTTGCTTTTATCGAATTCAGATAAAAGCGAATCATTTTTCGCGTCGGGAACAGCAACAAGTTGCTTACCGTGAGACTTGCGAATAATTCCACCGTTAATTTTTTTGATTGCCTTACCTGCCGAAATTGACTCAAACCTCGACGGATTATCTTTACCAATCCAGCGCAAAACGTCAGAGACTTGCATCCATTTACAGGTTGTCTGTGAAAAAGACTCCCAATTGAGATGACTCGCAATCATTTCAAATATTGGGTCGGTAGCCGTAAAGTTTTCGTTATGTGAATTTAATGCTGCCATTTCATCCGCGCTCAAATAATGCTTTTCGCCACTTTTCCACAGTACATATATTTCCGCCCATACTTGCTGCATATCTAACGTATGCGCATGATTTAGAGCGATTATAGGGATAACCATAAAACGACTGTTGCCGGTATCATCCTGGAGGAATTTAGAATCGTTAACAGACGCCGCGAATACAGTGCGCCTGGCGTATTGGCTCTCTGCCGCTGCGTATGGCCTGCGCAATTCGTCCATGTCGGAAGTGATAAACGCTTTCAGCGCGGCAATATCTGATTTTTTGAATGTCGCATCCAGCTCGCCCAATTCCGAAATCCATGATGATAAAATTTGCTTTACGCTATCTTTATCATGCACAACTAATGATCTACCTGTTTTAATCAAGTCTAGCTCCTTAGGGGCGAGTGCTTCAATCCATCGTGTTTTTCCTGTGTACTGCTCACCTTGAAAAACCAATACGCCGCGAACCATAACCCCCACTGGACTAAACGCCGCAGCGATTGCACCGACCATCCAGCGCAGTACAACCGTCTCCTTTAGTTCACGGCTGCATAGGTCTTTGTTTTCGGTGATCGTCGCGTATAGGTCGTTTAGACGGCTAACCCCATCCCATTCACGGCTATTCACCCACTCGACCACAGGGTTAAACTGATTGCCATCTGCCAGTAGGGTTACAAAGTTTTTAAGGTTAGTTGTGCGCATCTCAACTTTGTGACACGCCGAGCGCAACCAGGTTATTGACGCATTTTTTGAATTATCAATTGACCACTGCGTGTCCTTTATCAGTATCTCGTCATCTTTCTTAATCATGTTGTACCTAATAACAATGTCATTGTTATCACAAACCACGCGAAGGTTATCCATAGTTTCGAGTGGGGTTTCCCCACCCCCAATATCAGGGAATGCTCGCATTTGTTTAGGTTTAAATAATTTGCGTAATGGGTCTGCGCGAAGCACTACACCAAACTCGGCGAAGCGCAATTTAACCGCACTTTCTAAATCTGCAAGGTCTACCGTACCAATTGATTTATCTCGCGCAATTTCATGCTGAATTAGCTGCTCTAACGCGTGTTTGTCTTCGCAATTTGCAATTTGCTCAAGCCATCCGCCTGAAGTTCCAGAAGTTGAAACAACCGCGCCTGATAAGTTGATATGCTGAATGATGGATGCCATCGTAACCGGATTAGACGAACCGCCAAAAGACTTCCACTTTCTACTCATTACGCTCAAATCAAACTTTTCTGTGTCCTGCTTTGACCACTCAACCCACATATCAAAGCCAGTCAAAGCACCGCTATACTGATGACATACCGCCATTCCGACACGCAGCCAAGAATCGTAATCTAACCCAATAGGGTTATACGCCGCCAAATACGCAGCAACCTGTATATCCGATAAATCTAATGGTTGTGATGCAACCATTACACAAAAATCGTCAGACTCGCGTACAGCGGGCGACATAATGGAGTTGGGTACACAAACAGCACAACCGTCTTGTACCATTGTCCAGAACTCCCCACCCTTTGGATGCTGCGGAGCGAACATTGCCTGATTAGGTACAAATGAGCATTCGTCTATCGCAGACATTGGTACAAGCATCTGCGCGCAAATATCGCGTGAAATGATACGATATTCGTCCGGTGTAACCATGCGCGATAGTTGTGCGATAACGCGAATGCGGGGATTTGCTGATGTATGGCTATATGATGAATACGCGACAAAACCGAATGGCAACATTGACAAGTCAAATGCGAGATTGTCGATACCTCCTTGATAGCTATCAATATCAACCACCAATAATGACCGACCAATCATAAACTCTTCGCGTCGAACGCTTCCGCTGTACTCACCGCCAATAACGTATTCACCACCTTTTTTAGAGGTTACTTTATGAGTTGTGTACTTTTTAACAATCTGCTGCCAAGTTACGTCTTTATGTATTATTGCGCTGCTTGTTTCGTTACTTCCAATAGCGATTTTCATGTTATAATTCACCCGTTTACGTTGTTCTTAACCCGCGTGCCTGACCAGTTCGCGGGTTTTATTTTTGCCAGTCAATCGCCTTGAATTTTCCGTCCGTTATTCGTTCAATTTGTACCGCTCGGGCGGGTGGTATAACACCGCTCGACACCCACTGTGATACAGCTCCTTCAGTTACACCCAGCGCGATTGCGAGCGCGGACTGTGAACCGAAATACATAATTACCTTGTTAATCATACAAAACCCCTTTTTTAAAATAGGCGCATAGTTTAGCTTGACTAAAGTTTTTAGTCAAATTATAATGAAACCCCTTAAAACTAAAATGAAAGAAATAAAATGTCACTCGAATCTAAAATTGAATTATTAACCATCGTAATTGAAAAACTCACTGCTGTTATGGTTGCAACACCCGCACCCGTTGAGCAAAAGGAAACGCCTGCTAAGGCAGAAAAGCCAGTGCCCGTTGTGAAAACACCTGCTCCAGAGCAACCGACTGCCACACACTCAACAGCCGAAGAACTTAAAGCATTGTGCATGGGTATTGTTCGCTCGGATCGTACAAAAAAGGCGGCAATTGTTGCAATTTTGAAAGACCGCACGATTGACACGATACCCGTTAGCGAATACGCGGAAATTGAAAACAAGCTGAGTGCACTGGTATGAGCATCGCACACGCGAAGTTGAGCGCGTCGGGTAGCGCACGCTGGTTAGGTTGTCCAGGTAGCGTGCGCGCAGAACAGGGTATTGTAAACACATCCAGTATCTTCGCCGCCGAAGGTACTGCCGCGCATGAGTTGGGCGAGTTAGTTTTAAATAGTGGTGGATACTGCCATGAGTGGGAAGGCAAACCACTAATTGAAAATGATAGCATAACCGTGACATACGAAATGGTCAGCAACGTGCAGCAATACGTTGATTACGTGCGCAGCATAAAGGGTGAGTTGCTTGTTGAAACCCGTGTTGACTTTAGCGATTGGGTTAGCGATGGGTTTGGAACGTGTGACTCGATGATTTTAAACGGCGATACACTACATATTGTAGACCTTAAATACGGCAAAGGTATCCGCGTTGATGCCGAAGAGAACACGCAGGCTATTTTATATGCGTTGGGTGCACTTTCCGACTTTGGCATGATCTACAACATTCAAATTGTTACCGTGAGTATCTGCCAGCCACGACTAGACCATATTAGCGAGTGGTCATTATCCCGCGACGAGTTAATGCTATGGGGTGAACGCATTAAACAGGGCGCGGAATTGGCACTATCCGACGATGCTCCCCGCGTCCCGTCTGAAAAGGCGTGTCAGTGGTGTAAAGCAAAGGCAACCTGCCCCGCCTTGTTTCGGCTGACGGAGCAAACGATTTTAAGCGGCTTTGACAACGTTTCCGCGCCGAATCCTGACACGTTATCAGATGACCAACTGCGCGCTGCGCTTGATAGTAAAAAACTGATTTGCGCATGGTTGGACAGCGTTGAGGACTTGATTAAATCGCGACTTGAAAGAGGTGCGCCGTTCGACGGTTTTAAACTAGTAGCTGGACGTAGTTTACGGGCATGGGTTAGCGACACCGTTGCGGTTGAGCTTTTAACCGAGTTGCTTGGCGACGACCTATATACCCGTAAGTTAATCAGCGTTGTACAAGCTGAAAAGTTACTCGGTAAAAAACATTCTGGACTGCTTGAGCAGATCGTAATAAAACCAGAAGGCGCGCCGACAATTGCACCAGAATCAGACAAACGCCAGGCAATAAACGTAAGTACTAACGATTTTGATTGCGTTTAGTCTTTAGCTGTAGTAAAGTTCTATTCGTGTCACAGGACACGATAAAATCAAATTAAAAGGAAACTGAAAATGAAAATCACTATTAAAAACGTCCGTTTGTCTTTCCCTTCACTATTTCAAAAAGCTGTTTTTCAAGGTACTGAAACTAAGTACGAAGCAACATTCTTGCTGAACAAAAAGACGCACGCCGCGAGTATCAAAGAAATTCAAGCAGCAATCGCAGACCTAATCAAGTCCGGTTTGAAAGGTGCGAAGCTTGGCGCGGATAAAATCTGTTTGAAAGATGGCGACGAATCCGCGTATGAAGGTTATGCGGATTGTATGAGTATCAAGGGCGCGAATGCTAAACGGCCTTTAGTTATCGACAAAGACAAAACGCCGTTGACTGAAGACGACAACCGCGTTTATTCGGGTTGCTATGTAAACGCGGTTGTCGAACTGTGGGCGCAAGATAACGGCTTTGGGAAGAGAATCAACTGCAACCTGTTAGGCGTTCAATTTGCGGCAGACGGCGAACCGTTTGGTGATGGCGGCGTACCTGCCAGCGTTAATGATTTTGATATGCTTGATGACGAAGTTGGATTTTAATTGATGTAAAATATACGCCCACTCTTTGGAGTGGGTTTTTAACTTATAGGGCTACCCCCAAAAAAAAATGCTAATCCTTGATATTGAATGCTACTCAAATTATTTTCTAATCTCGTTTTTGTCCGTTGAGACTGGCAAAATTCGCAGCTTTGAACTCCACGATACGCAGCCGTTTGACATTAAAACGGTTAGCGCACTAATGAATAAGTACACAACAATCAGCTTTAATGGGTTATCTTTTGACTTGCCCATGCTTACCGCCGCGCTATCGGGCTGGAACAATCTCAAACTTAAAGCATTATGCGATTCGATCATAAAATCAAAACTGCCGAGTTATCGAATTTGTAATGATGCTGGTATTCACACGCCTAAATCGTGGAATCATATTGACCTTATAGAAGTTGCGCCAGGTATGTCCAGCCTTAAAATTTACGGCGGACGACTTAACGCTGAAAAGATACAAGACCTGCCAATTACTCCAGATGCGCGCATATCTCCATCAGAATACGAATTGATGCGCGAGTATTGCGCCAACGACTTATACACGACAAAGCTACTATACGACACGCTTAAACCGCAAATTGCGTTGCGCATATCTATGTCCGAGCAGTATGGGCTAGACCTTCGCAGTAAATCAGATGCGCAGATTGCCGAAACGGTTATCTGTTCAGAGCTATCAAAAGAAACGGGCAAAAAATACAAAAAGCCAGATATTAAAGACAGCGAGATATTCCGGTATCTTGACCCGCAGATTATTACTTTTCAGCGTAGCGATTTAAACGAGATATTCCAAAAGCTAATATCTGAACGCTTTACGCTTGGCGCGAATGGCGCGGTGCAGATGCCTGAATGGTTGAAAAATCAGAAAATTATGATCGCCGCGACTGAGTATCAAATGGGGATAGGCGGACTACATAGCTGTGAAAAATCGCAATATGTACGAATCGATGAAAACACGCTGTTATTTGACATGGACGTTGCTGGCTACTATCCGAGCATAATCCTGCAACAACGGCTTGCGCCGAAAAGCATGGGGGAACCGTTCTTGCGCGTGTATCAATCAATCGTTACCCGACGCTTAAAGGCCAAACATGATGGTGACAAAGTAACCGCCGACACGCTTAAAATTTGTGTAAACGGTAGTTTTGGGAAGTTAGGGAGTAAATACAGCGCACTTTATGCACCTGATTTACTAATACAGACAACCATCACGGGCCAGCTCGCGCTGTTAATGCTGATTGAACGTATTGAATCCGTTGGCGCGCACATTATCAGCGCGAATACAGATGGTATTGTTGTCTATTGCGCAAAGTCGGTAGAACAAGCAGTAATGTCGGTTGCGTGGGGTTGGGAGCTTGAAACGTCATACGAATTAGAGCGTACTAACTATTTCGCGATTGCGTCGCGGGATGTCAACAACTACGTTGCTGTGAAGCTGGACGGAAAGACAAAAGGAAAGGGTATATTTGCACCGACTGGACTTGCAAAGAATCCAGATTGCCCTATTATCTTTTCCGCTGTTGCTACGTGTATCGCAAAAGGTACGCCGATAGAAAAAACAATCCGCGAGTGTAAGGACATTCGGCAATTCGTAACCGTGCGAAAAGTAACAGGCGGGGCAACGTGGCGAGGTGAGTATCTTGGTAAAGCTATCCGATTTTATTACTCGACTGATGTACGCCATGACGAGTGTATCCACTACAAAACGAACAGCAACCGAGTACCTAATAGCGCGGGTGCAAAGCCGTTGATGCTATTGGGCGACTTCCCGACGGATATTGATTACGCCGAATATATAACCGCCGCTGAAAATCTACTTTGCGAAGTGGGTGCGTGATGTTAGAAAAAGAAATTGAAAAAGCCTTTGTTAAACACGTTGCCTCATTAGGTGGAATGGCTGAAAAGTTCACATCGCCGGGGCGCAGGTCTGTACCTGATCGGCTTGTTACCTTGCCGAATGGACGAATAATTTTTGTTGAATTAAAGCGCCCAGGATGTACAGCAACCGAGTTACAAGAGCGCGACCACGCGAAACGCCGTGCGTTGGGTTGTGATGTACGGCTAATCAATTCACTGGAGGGTATATATGCCTTCCCTTGATGATTTGCATGAGTACCAACACAGGGCAATTGCCTTTATAAAATCGGAAAAGCGTTGCGCGTTATATCTCGATATGGGTTTAGGCAAGACCGTTTCCACACTGACCGCAATTAGTGACTTGCTCGACGGCTGCGCGGTACGTCGCGTGTTGATCGTTGCTCCGTTGCGAGTTGCTAATTCTGTATGGCGACAAGAGAGCGCAAAATGGCTACACCTCGCGCATTTGCGTGTGAGCGTATGTACTGGATCAGAGCGCGAGCGCATGGCCGCACTAATGGTTACGGCGGATGCGTTTGTAATAAATCGCGAGAATATAGAATGGTTGGTTTTATATTACGGCAAAAAATGGCCGTTCGATTGTGTTGTAATCGATGAAAGCGACTCATTCAAAAATCCATCGTCTAAACGCTTTAAAGCATTAAAGCGCACACTGCCCGATACCACGCACTTTATTTTATTGAGCGGTACGCCATCGCCCAATGGGTTGCTGGATATATGGTCACAGCTTTATATGATCGACTTTGGCGAGAGACTAGGGCGAACAATGGGCGGGTATAAATCGCGCTTTTTTGAGTGTGACTTTATGGGGTATAAATTCACGCCACGAACAGGTAGCGCAGATAAAATACACGGACTCATAGCCGATAAAGTTTTAAGCATGAGTTCCGAGGATTATCTTGAACTACCCGAACGAATTGATTTAGTTGAAACCGTACAACTTCCAGCGAAAGTCCTAAAACAATATAAAGAGTTTGAAGCCTCGCTATTTGCAGAGTTGCCGAGCGGCGAAGAGGTTGAAGCTGTAACCGCTGCGGTATTGGCGAATAAATTATTGCAGTGGTGCAATGGCGCAATTTATACCGACGATCTACACAATTTTGAAGAGCTACATACGGCTAAACTCGATGCACTTGCTGAGATAATCGAAAGCAATCCAGATGAAAATATCCTGATTGCTTACAACTACAAGTCCGACCTTGCTCGGTTACTGACTCGCTTCCCTGTGGCTGTGGCACTAGATAAGAACCCAAACACAATCACGCGCTGGAATGATGGCGGTATAAAACTACTGCTTGCACATCCTGCCAGTGCTGGGCATGGTATCAACTTACAACTCGGCGGATGTGTTGCCGTGTGGTTTGGTTTAACGTGGTCGCTAGGAAATTATCAGCAATTTAACGCAAGACTGCGCCGACAAGGCCAGCAACGACCCGTACGAATAATACATATAGTTGTTAATGGTTGCCTGGATCAGCGTGTAATGTCTGTTCTTGCCGACAAAGGCGTTGTGCAATCCGCATTACTGAAAGCATTAAAATTATTTTAAAAATAATACTTGCATAATTTTAATATAGCTACTATACTGCACCTACTCACTGAACAAAGCGAGCCAGCAACAAACCGCAACACACGACAGCAGTTGATCGGCATTGCAAGGCCGAATCAAAAAGAGCGCGGTGAGTGGATGTAGCAAAAATTGTTCGCAAAGCATGGCTTAACTGTCCATCGAGCCTTGAGCGAAACCGGAACCATAACCGGACTTTTTAACTAACTTGGAGAGCAAAATGAGTGACCTTACCGAAACAATAATAGTGGCCGTGATGTTTTCAACCTTTGTTGCATGGCTGTTGGTGCAATCAATATGAACTTAGATGATATAGAAAAGGAAGCCCGCACAACTCTGCTTATCGT